TTTTTTTAATTAATTTTTCTAAATCTGATCTAAATTTCATTTTAGATCCAGGATAATACAAGCTATATTCTTTACCATCAACTATGTGCGATTCTGGTTTAAAAAGCTTAGTTTTTATTGCATTTAACAATTGATTAGCAATATCTGTTTTTGATTTACCTTCACGAGCTGCTGCCTTACCTATGCCATAACCGCCACCCGGAGCTTTTTCGAAATCACCTGTGTAAGATAGATCATCACCATAAATAGGCGCCTCTATTAAAGGGGTTTTAGCTAAATATGCCTCAAATATTAATTTACAGTCCTTATTCATCTTGAATTATTTATTCTTATTATTATAATAATTTAGGAGGTAATATATATTTGCGGTATATTTGGTTCTAAAGACTTTACTTCATACGTAAAGCTTTATAAGGAAAATAGAAAAAGAGGTACTTTTTCATACGGTGGCCTATTGATCGGCACTAAAATGCATGCTATTTTAAAGACACCTGGGGTTGCTAATCTTTCTAATAAGCTAGTTTTGGAATATGGTAAAAAACGAAAAAACTTTAATGATTTTAATTTTTATTTAGGACATACTCAAGCTCCTACATCTGCACAAAGACAATTTAATGTTAAAACATCACACCCCTTTCAGTATAAAGACTGGATAATCGCACACAACGGTGTTCTTACTAATGATAAAGATTTAAGAAAATTAATTACAGATAAAAAGGCCTTTAATGTTGTTGATTCTTCTATTATAGCGCCTTTACTTTATAAGTTTCAAAAAGAAGATGATGATGAAATTTTAGCTATTAGAAAGACATGTTCGCTGCTTAAAGGTACTTTTGGATTGTGGATGTATAATCAAAAATCCGCTAATACATATCTTGCTCGCTCAGGTAGTACAGTATATGCAGATTTTCTTAATAATGCGTTTTCTTCAATACCTTTTAACGATTATGTGCAGTTAGAAGAAGGATTAATATATCTTTTAACAAGTGAAGGCATAACCTCTGTAGGTAAATTTATACCAAACTCCCCATTTTTTACACCGTGAAGACAGCGTTTTATTTTGTTACAAGAGATAGCGAGCCCAAATCAACTAGCGCTTATAGGTCGCTAGCCAGAATTACATCAGAAGATAATATTTTTTATACAGGTAAAAATACTACAGGGCTAAGTGTTATGTATAACAGAGCCATACAAGAGTATGGAAAAAATTTTGATAATATTGTTTTTATTCATGACGATGTTTATGTAGATGATCTAGATGTATGCAAAAAGTTAGAAAGAGCGCATAAAGATTTTGATATTGTAGGGTTGGCTGGAGGTATTAATCCTAAAGTTCAAAAATTAGCTTTATGGCATTTAATGTGTGGTGGGTTTAACAGTAATAACCTACGCGGAGCTGTTGCTCATCCATGTAATGACAAAGGTCAAATTTTTATGACATCTTTCGGTCCAACACCCGCGAGAGTTGCTATTTTAGATGGATTATTTTTAAGCGTAGACATTAGAAAGATAAATTCCGTTAGATGGAAATTTAACGAAAATTATACATTTCACCATTACGATATAGCCAGCTGTTTAGATGCAAATACGAAATCTCTTAAGTTGGGGGTAGCGCCTATTTGGGTTGTCCATAAATCACCCGGGCTTTTAAATACAAGCGATGATACATTCGTTAAAAGCCAAGACATTTTTCTAAAAGAATATAGTAATTGATAAAGTTTAAATCGATATTATTATAATAGAATGGCGAAGCTAGATTTAGATTATTTTGAGTCCGTTATTGCTTATAAGTCACTTACTGACGATACTTATTTAGCTTCTATAGTAGATGTAGTTAAGCCTATATACTTTAAAAATAAAGATATCAAAGCTATTTTTACAATTATTCGCGACTTTTATGAAAAAAGAAACGTTAAACCTACGATTACTGAAATAAAATCTTATCTTATTACTGACGAGCTTAAGACGTCGCTTAAAAATGTAGTAACTCTTTTTAACGGTATTGATAAAAATTTAAACTACGATGAGCTTATAGCTAATACAGAAACCTTTTTAAAGGAAAAAGCTGTATACCATACTATGATGGAAACAGTAGACGATATTAACAAAAACAGTGTCGATACATCTAAAATTTTAAAAAAGTTTGAAGAATCATGTAATATTTCACTAGTTACTGAAATAGGTTTAGATCTTTACAAAGATATTGATAGAGTTATAACCGATCTAAATACAGTAGAAAAATATATACCGTCAAAATGGAAATGGCTAGACGAAAGAATAGGTGGAGGCTTTCTTGAAGACGGTAGAGCTCTTTATCTCTTAGCAGGTGAAACTAATATTGGTAAGAGTATCTTTTTAGGTAATATAGCAATTAATATTGCTAGTCAAGGCAAGACTGTTTTATTAATTTCATTAGAAATGCCCGAGCTAATATATGCAAAAAGACTTTGCTCTAGTGTATCAAAAATACCTTTGAGTCAATTAAAGGTTGAATCTGAAACTTTACGTAATCAGATAAATGAACACTGCATTGAAAATCCAGATTCAAAGATCATTATTAAAGAGTTTCCGCCAGCAACTGTTTCGTGCAACAATCTTAAGGCTTTTATTAAAAAACTCATTCAAAAAGGTATACACATTGATGCTATAGTTTTAGATTATGTTAATCTTCTTCACACTACTATGGGAGATACTAGTTATGAGCGTATCAAGATTTGCACAGAACAGCTTAGAGCTCTATCTTATGAATTTTCATGCCCTATTATTTCTGCAACTCAGCTCAATAGAGAGGGGTATGAAACTACAGATCCTGGTTTAAAAACTATTTCTGAAAGCATAGGACTTGCAATGACTGGTGACGTAATATTAAGTATTTGGCAGGATGATACTGATAGAGAGTTAGGAGTAATAAAAATGGGATTTATGAAAAATAGATTAGGGCCTAACTTTGGATACTGCTCTATGAGAATTGATTATACGACATTAACTGTATTTGAAGACGAGCACATTAACGATACGGAGGCAAGTACATCAGCTATTAATACTTTAGCAAAATTATCTATAGACAATTGATTTTCAAATATTAATCATTAATTAGCTTTGGCGTGAAAGGATATGACCCTGCAGAACAAATTAATGAATTTGAACAAACTCATCTGTTCCTTTCTTTTTGCTCTTTAATTTCGCTACTTAATACAAAAAAATTAAATTTAGCTAATGTTTTTATTATGTTACTTAAAAATAAAAATGTAAGAGATGTTTTTATATCTTATTGTGATTTAAAGAACGATTTTAGCGCTGTAAAATTTTTCTTGCAATTTGATTCAAGTCTGTATAAAAGTAAATACATTATGAAATTCTTAAACACACATAAAAATATTTTATGATAATTAATGCTCAAGTAAAATTAGATCCTAAAAAATGCGCAGATAAAGCATATTTTGAAAAGATTTGGAATAGATTTAATAGAGAGTTTTTAAACTCAGGCGTCTTAGAAGAGCTAAGACTTAAGAGATGCTTTTACAAGCCCAGTGCATTAAGAAAGATAAAAAAACAAATAGTAAGGAATAAGTGGAAACACTTACTGTGATTACAGAGTTTGACAAAAGAATTTACAATACATTTTTAAAAACGTCCCGAGCAAATAATAAGCTGCCGTTTAAGTATCGTAAAAATTTTGATAAAATTGACGATAAAGTTTTTATTTGTGTAAAAAAACTATCTTCTTTTTTTAAGCGCTACCCTCATATTAAACTGGAAGAGTTTTTTAACGCACCGTATTCTCTATATCCTGACGAAAAATATTTTCCTCTTGATTTTTATATAACTCTTAAAGCTACAAAAGCTTATACTTTACTACAAAAGAAGCTAGTAACACTAGATCCAGATAGCCCAGAGCAGCTCAATAACATAAAACAGTCTTTATTGTTTATAAGAAAATTTTGCTCTGACAGAAAATTGCCTGTACATGATTACATTAATCATAAGATCGGAAATGAATATTCTTTTCTCATTCATTTAAAAGAACATAATGTAAATGTCTATACATTATTAGGATTTTCATCATTTGAAAAAAATTTAAAATCTAGAGATTCAGAAGTAGCAAAGTTTATTATTGGCGAAGACATTTACAATAATATTCAGAATTTTAGAACTAAGTTATATAATTCACAGAAAGCATTAAAGCTAGTTGAATTAGGCATTAAAAAAATTTTAAATAGTTCTTGATTTCATAGATTAATTTACTATCATATACGTATGAGTACATTTACGACATCGATGTTTGAGAGTATTAAAGGCGCGTTGACTAAGAACAATGAATCGACAGCATCAAAAATTAAAGATTATTTGCGCTGTGAAGCTGGTAATACATATATTGTTAGACTTCTGCCAAACGTTAAAGACCCCACTAAGACATTTTTTCATTATTATTCGTACGGTTGGAACAGTTTTACAACAGGCCAGCTAGTAACTGTTGTTAGCCCTACCACATGGAATCAAAGAGACCCTATTTCTGAAGAAAGATATCGTATTCTGCGTAACGGTACAGAAAAGGAAAAGGAAAAGGCTCTTGCTATTAAGCGCAGAGAGAATTGGCTTGTAAATGTGTATGTAGTTAATGACCCAGTTAATGCTGATAACAATGGTAAGGTTAAGCTTCTTAGATTTGGTAGACAGCTGCATAAGATTATTATGGATGCTATTGAAGGTGAAGAGGCCGCGGATTTTGGTCCTCGTATATTTGATTTATCACCAAAAGGCTGCAATCTCCGTATTAAAGTTGAAAAGCAGGGCGATTATCCCACTTATGTATCCTCGAAATTTTCAACCCCTAAAGAGATTGAAGGTCTTGAAGATGATTCTTATAAACAAATTTATAATAGTACTTTTGATTTAGAATCTTATGTATCAGTTAAGAGTTATGACGAATTAAAGGATATTCTCGATACTCATTATCACGGAACTAAAGACGAGGATGAAGCTGTAGTTGCTAAGTCTACTGTACCTACACCTGCTATTGCAACTGAAGCACCTTCCAAGAAAAAAGTTGCACCCGTTACAGCCACTGCAACAACTGATGATGACAGCATCAATGAGTTGCTTAAAGACCTATAATGTCTGAGACATTTAGAGATTTAACTCCAGAAGAAATAAAGTACACTACTTTACAGTTTATTGGTCAAAATCTTGTTTCTGAATTAAAAGAGCTTGATAGTAATATAGTTAGCCGTAATAGTACTTTACAAGGTAAAACTATAGACCCTGTAAGAATTGTAAATTCAGTTCCTGTTAAACAGGCTTCTTTAGGAACAAACCATGCACCTGCAGCCGCTAATGTTGTTAACGCCGGAATTAATATAACTCCATCTAAAAACCTTGCACTAACAACAGAAGATGCATCAAAAAAGTACGAAGCAGATCAATTAGAGTTTGATTTTAACAAAACTGCAAAATATGACGACATTCACAATGATTTAATTATTGTTTTAGAAAAACTTAGAAAAATAGAAACAAAATTAGATAAGATCATAGAAAATAGTAATTGAATACTGTGTTTTATATATTATTATAATAACATGGTTTTAAAAATTAAAAATAACGATTTTTTAAATAGCTTTTTAACACCATTAAGTAAAGTTACTGATAGCGCTATCATTAATATTAATAAAGGTAAAATTTCCTCTTTAGTATCTGCAAGCGATAATACGATTATTGTAAGTGCAATTTACAACGATAATAGTATTGATGCATCAAAAACTTTAAACATACCAGATCTTAAAAAGTTTTGTCGTGTATTATCGTGTATAGATACAAATGAATATGAGCTTGATATCTCATCCAATTTTATTGGCTATACTTCTAAAAGCATGCGGTTTAAATATCATTTATATGATGAAGGTATAATTACATCTCCTAAGGTTAATATTGAAAAAGTTAAAAGCTTAGAATTTGACGGTAACTTCACTCTGGCCAGTAGCAGTATTATAAATTTAATTAAGGGCAGTTCAATCTGCACTGATTCTAATAAGCTTTATTTATCTGTAAAAGATAAAGATGTTTTAGGTGAAATTACTGATAAAGTGAGAGCTAATGTAGATTCGTACGGTATTAATATATCCAATAATTATGAGGGAGTACAGTTTGCTGTACCTATACCGTTGAATTTTGAGATATTTAGAATAATTTCTTCTATGAGATTTAAGGACATTAATGCACGTCTCGTTAGTAAGATGGGAGTGTTGACATTTGATTTAAATCTCGACAATACAGAGTTTAAATTTATTATATCCGCACTAGCAAATTAATGAGTAAAAATAAACTAAAAACACCAAGTTATTTTATAAAACGGTTACGCGACAACGGCTTTATAGTTATTAGACTTTTTTCTGTGTATTCTAAAGAGGATCCTAGACAGTGGACTATCATGGTAAATCCTAGTGAAGCTTCTGTTTTAATAACATGCTACATCAACAAAGAAAATTTAAACGAGGTATTATTTGAGTTAAATGATGGTGGTAAAAGAATAACAAAAAACTTTTTTATTAAGACAGACAGTATTGAAGTAATAATCGATTTTCTTATTCATCACGGGGTTTCAAATAACGCCTATTACAGAGGCCGCGATAGATATATGTCCAAAAGATTAAATAATTATGATGAAGGACAAAAAGCCTCATAAAGAAGATAAAGATAAGTTTGATCCTAATGCAAATAAGGATGTTAAAGAACTTACTCACAAGGCCTTAGTTTCATTTTTAAGAGAGCAAGCAAAGGACAAGCTTCAAAGCAAAAAAGATTATGAAGCCCTTAATGCTCAAATTCTAGAATTTTTAAACTGCTTTATTTTAATTGGATATAATTTTGAAGGCGAGCCAGTTTCTATGATTTCCGCTCATAATCAGCAAGAGGCTGATTCTTTATGTACAATTTTAAATAAGTTTCTCCTTAATAACGCTTCTAAAGATTATCCTGGAGATATTGATTAATTATTATAAAATAATATATTGTGACAAACATTCTTATTACCGGAAACGGTTTTATTGGTTCTAACCTTTACAATCATTTAACTGAAAATAAATCTGTTTATGTAAAGATTGTTTCGCGTAAAGATGTTGACTATTTTGATGAAATAGCTTTAAAGAAATATGTAAGAGAAAACTTTCATTCGTTTAACGATTCGGGAGACGATGTTGTTATAATTAACTGTTCCGGATTTACTGGCAAACCAAATGTAGATCAATGTGAAGAGCTAAAACATTTAACAGTCACGTACAATACCAAGCTTCCGGTAAACTTAAGTAATTATTGTAAAAGAAATAAATGGTGGTTTATTAATATTTCAAGCGGCTGTATTTATACAGGATATAATAAGGATTTTAATGAAAATGATGAACCAAATTTCGGAGTAAGCAATAAAGAGAGCAGTTTTTACTCACACACAAAGCATTTAGCTGAAATTATGGTTAATAAAGATGTTACTAGCACGCTGCGCATTAGAATGCCGTTTTGTCATTATAATAGTGAACGAAATTTAATCAACAAGATTTTAAAATACGATAAATTAATAAGTTATGAAAATAGTCTTACTTGTGTAGAAGATTTGTGTGTATTTGTCGAAAATTTTATTTTAAGAGAGCTTTACAAAAATAGCCCTGGCATTTATAATGTCGTGAACCCGGGTAGCGTAAATGCGCGTCAAATTGTGGGGATACTTTCAAAGTATAATCTAATTAATCCTAATTGGTCGTTTGTAGACATAGACAATATTCCGATTAAAGCAGGCAGATCTAATTGCGTATTATCAGATAAAAAGATTGCAGATCTCGGCTTACAACTTCCACCAGCTGTAGAATCATTGGAAAAGTGTATTCAAGCTTTATCATGATACTTTTTAAAAAAAAGCATCCACGCATTAAAACGATATATGCTATAACTAAAGGTGCTTACCTTGGTGAAATGTTTGTACTTATAGAAGATGATAAGAGCACTAAAGAATATGGTTTTCTCTCATTACCAGATATGCATGTGAGAAGGGTTCCTTATGATAAGTTTGAACTTGGAATATCTAGCAAAATTATAGATGTTGTCAAAAAAATACCTTTCGAGGTTTATAAAACTTGTGTAAAACAATATTTTAAAAATAAATCTGGCATATCTAAAGAAACAAATAAATAGCTTTATGGACTTTATTGACCCTAGACCTATTATATCTCCTATTAGCGGACAATTAGTTAAACCCGTGCTTAAGACTTATATTCGTGAAGGTAAAGAAATTGTAGAAGCAGAATATATTGACCCTGCCTCTGGATCTTTTATTCGTAAGGGTATTGTCTCAGTAAAAGACGTTACTAAAAAGTAATACTTGTATAATAGTTAGAATCTAATATAATAGTATAGTGCTTATACCTCAAGAATATATACTGCAAAAATTTTATCAGTATGCAGGCTATCCTCAATTTAAAAAACTTAGCAATACGTACTACGCTGGTTGCCCTATTTGTAGAGAAGGTAAATCGTGGCTAAAAAAGAGAAGATGTATTTATATTGTTAAAGATAATATAATTTGTTGTCATAATTGTGGATGGTATAGCGATACAATTAAATGGATACAAGAAGTATCGGGAATGACATTTGGTGAAATATTAAACGAATCAAAAGAATTTGATATACTTCCATTAGATATCTTAAAAGATGAAGATAAAAAACCAACTAGAACAGTAGAACGTCTTCCTAAAGATTCCATTAATATTTTTGATAAGCATCAATTAGATTACTACAAAAACAATCAAGTCATTATTGACGCCCTAAAGGTAATTAAGCAAAGACGCATTGATGTAGCTATAAACAAACCAGATACACTGTGGGTATCGATTGTAGATAAAATTCATAAAAATAGAATTATTATACCTTTTTATGACGAAAATAACGAAATTATTTTTTATCAATCAAGAGTTATTTATGACAAAGATGCAAAAGTATATCCAAAATATTTGAGTAAAGTAAACGGTGAAAAATCATTATATAATGTAAATAAGATAAGCGATAAATTAGATTTTATTTTTATTTTTGAGGGTCCTATTGATTCGTTTTTTGTTTTAAATGGTACAGCGGTAGCAGGTATTCAAGAAAACAGTAACAATACGTTTTCAAAATTACAAGAAAACCAATTGAACGCTTTTAAGTTTTATAAAAAAATATGGGTACTAGATAGCCAATGGAAGGACAAAGCTAGTAAAAATAAAACAGAAAAGCTTATTGAATGCGGTGAAAGTGTTTTCTTATGGCCAGAAGATTTAGGTAAAAGGTATAAGGATATAAACGATATGTGTATAGATAAAAAAATAAATGAGATAGAACCTAGTTTTTTTATCGACAATTCTAGTTGCGGTATTAAGGCAAAGCTAACTTTATCTGTCGTTAGATGATATCAAGTATCCCTTTAACGACTCGCTCAAAGAGCTAAGTTCTGCAGCTAACCTTGCTATCTTCTTTTTTTCACTTCTAGAAATATCTTCAAATACAGAATCGCAAGGAGCAGCATGGAGCTGAACTTGCATAGATGTTGTATCAGTTCCGTTTAAAAACGTAATGAATTCATCAATCTTAACAATCCATTCTTTTAACTTTACTGTTTGCTCAGCTTTAAATTTATCGACAAGCTTTTCTCTATTAGGAGACTGTACGTCGAAATCTTCTGGCTTAGCTGTATTTAAAGTTTGTGCCATAGCCTCTCTATCTGTTGTTGGTGCTGCAGCTGGCGCTTCTAAAGCCGGTTTATCTGCTGCATCTGCTTCAAGCATAAGATTAAACACACGCGCAAAGTAACTCATAATAATATTTATTTCAAACCATAAATAATTTAGTGAAAAAAATGATTTTGTTTGAAGACGTCGTTAATTATTATAATCAATGGACATCCGGAATTGCATCAAGAGAGCTTGCGTCTCAACGAGTTACTTTAAAAGATTTATTTGATAAAACAGTAGATCAACACCCTAACGATACACGTGTAGAAAAACCTTTACCGTTTCCATTACCTAGTGTAGTAGAACAAATAGGAGAGCTATATTTAAGAGCAGTAAATTCACAGTCTTTATTTAAAATGTCCCTAAACAATCCTGTTATAAACAAAAATGAGTTGGCTAAAAAACAAGTTGAAATTATTTTAGGCAGACTTAATACGATTATTAAAGAAGTTAAATCTATAATGGATGATACTAAAAAACCGGTTGCAAAAAAGATATAATTCATTATAATACATTAATGCTCAAAAAGCTAATTACCCAGTTGCTAACTCTAATTTCCGTATCTATTTTAATTGGACTGTCTTTACAGGCTTTAGGTGTTAATATTTTAGTAGGAATCGGCCTAGGTGTTGCTTTACAGTTCGGTCTTTATTACGCTTTTTCTACTACTTTAAAAGCTTATGTTTTGTTAAGCGACAAAAAAATAGAAAATGAAAGAATTAAAGAACTTTCATTTCAAAGCGTGGAGGTGACGTGTCCCTGCTTTAAGAAGATAAAAGATATTATACCGGTTCGTTTAAATACTGATAACAAATATAAATGTAATGAGTGCGGCAAATCAGTTAGTGTTTATTTAACTGCTGAGACAGCTATTGTTACTGAGCCTATATTAGATACAAATTTAGAAACAATAAATAAAACGTTATCTAATTCTCTTAAAAATGCAAATTCCTGAAAGTATAGAAAAATTAACATCAGAAGTATCAGCCGACCCTTTCATTAAGAAAGAAACAGTAAGTACTTTAGATATTGATGATATAGTTTTAACAATTAAAAAGACATTAGATAATCAAACACTTCATGATTTTGAAACCGGCACTAACTTTTATAAAGTCAATACTGCTACAGATAAACACATTATAAAAAACTATCTTTCTTTATTCTCCGAGGTACTATGTAGTGCTGTAAAAAATAAAAATAGTATAGAAAACGGGGCTGAAGTAATTTCGTCAATAAAAATGTTTTTTGATGGGTTAAAGCTTAATTTCGAATCTTTTTATAACAATTTAACATTTTTATCTAAAGGTAATAATTTACTTGACGCTAGAAATCTTACCTACATAATACTTGGATATGCCCTTACACTCATCAAAAAAATTCATTACAGTAGAAACGAAGAATAAGCAGCACAAGCTTACCGTTGTAGAGTATGCAAGGTGGCTTTGTCTTATTGAGGCTTTAGATATTGTCACTAAAAAAGCTCAACTCTTTAAAATAGATCTACACAATAAAGACGTCGATTGGGTTAAACCACTTGCTTTTCAAAAATATATTACCGAACGATTTGAATCTATGATTGAAGAAGTAAATATGAATGAAAATCTTAATTTACCTAAAAACATTAAACAACAATTATGCACTATATCGTCGGAACCAGTTTTATCATAAACCCTGCTTTAAAGCTAGGGTTCGGTACTAAAAAATTTAAACCTGGTACTATTTACATGCTAATTTCAATTAAAAAAAATAATGATAAATTTGTTTATACTTTTTTTGATAGGCAAAGACAAAAAGTTGAGATGGAGTTTTTAAGCTGTCGAGATGCAGATTTATTTATTTCTAGAATTAAAAATGAAAAGATTCCTGACTACGATACTGTAAAAGAAGAGCCTATTTCTCAATAATAACCGCCGTATACGTCACTGTAATCAGTTTTAGAGTAATCAAAAACTTTTTTAGACTCTGTCTCTGCGCTGTAATCATAAGGCTTATAAGCACCATCGACAGTATTGTTCTTTTTATCGTCAAAGACCTGAGCATTTTGAGCCTCAGGAACAACACCAGGTTCAAAAGAATATTCAAATCTTTTAGCTTTAATCAACCAAACATAATGGCCCATGAGAGGGTTTATTTGAGCAATATCTTGATCTAATCTTTGAGTAATTTCATATATATTCCCATTTCTACCCCCGGGCCTGTCGCTACCATATTCAGTAAGTTGAAAAAGGTCTCCTGACTTAGGCTCTGCTCCTAATCCAAACGTATCATAAAAAGCACTTATGTGTATAAATGCAGTAACTTCGTCATCAGAGACAAGACCAAATTTACTTAACATTAATGCATTTTCGTTTAAATTAATAGCCATTATAATATTTTGCGGAGACGAATAAACCTGTGTAGGCTGCTCGCCATACAACATGTCAGCACTTAATGTAGATGTATTATTAACAATGTATCCTACTTGCTGACCATATAAATTAATTTGTTCTCTCCAATAATTTGAGTATGTATTTCTTTCACAGTTATTATTAGCTTTA